TTCTTCTGCAAGTTCCTTTGCACTCATCCTATTCACCCCATAACGTTATACCCCCTGTTCCCGGCGGAACTCCCTCCGATCCCGAACCCTCTCCCTCCGGTGGTATGGATCGGTGTTCAGTAAGGCAATAGGGAGTTAGTGTATTCGCCTTGTGTGTAAGCCTTATCGATCATCCGAATCCCGCTCCCGGATTTTCGAGTCTTTGAAATTTTGAAAATTCGGCGCAGCGCGCTTCCGTATTTAACGGAAAGAGAATACTCTGAGAATATAGAATTCAAGTACAGTAAGAGAAGAAGAGTAGTACTTCAGTCTTTAGTATATCCCTCAGTATTTAGTAGTTCGGGATTAGCCGGTTACGGATTACCCGTTTACGGTTGTTCCGTAACCGGTGGTGAATTTAATCGCTCCCCTTTGAGGGGGTTACCCTTGGATTCAGAACGGGACTCTCGTAAATAGTCCACGCCCCCAATCCCTTCCGACCCCGCTTATCCCGGCTCTGTTCGAATACCATGTAACCCAACTCCTGTAATTCCCTCAATCCAGCTCGAACCGAATCCCTGCCGTCCTTCCCGCTCTGCTTAACTAAGTCGGCTATGCTCAATTCCCAATCGTCCGGCTTTGTCAGTAGATAGGCAAGTATGGCCCGGGCTTTCCACGATAAACGCTTATCCTGAAAAACTTCATTCGATATAACCGTAAAGCTCCTGTTCTTAACCATCCTGTGAATCCTCTTCATCACGATTCCCCGTTTTGTTCCGACCCCATAACGTTATGCCCTTACGATCCTTAGAATCGTTTCGTCGTCTCCGTCGGGACCCGCTTCGATTGTCAACCGCGCAGAGTAATTCGGTTTTATCGCAACCTCTCCACGCTCGGTAATGTATAGCGGTTCTTCCTCTGTGTCCCGATCCCCCGGTAATTCCGCTTCGTCCGGATCGAACAAGATGGTTTCACCTGCGCAGATCATAGGCTGCTTCTCCCGATCAAAGCGCAATTCCAGACCGTACTTTTCCGCAATCGTCCGCAATCCATCAATTGCCCTATCTGCATCCCGTCCGCTTGGATCAAATGACGTCGTGTTTGTATCTAAACCGAAATGACTGAATACGGCAACTACCATATCTCGCTTTTCGATCTTCCGTTTCTCTTTCATCTTCTCTCCCGTGATTTGTGTTTGACCCCATAACGTTATGGGCTATCGAACCTTAAGGCTCGATTCAGTTGTCCGGATTGCGTACTGTGTGGAAACGCTTCCCCGTGTCAGGTACGCAATCAGGTTTATCAGAATTGCTCTGTGTCGCGACACTTCGTTAGCCGGGTTCAGTGCGTTGTATATTGTGTTCGTTGCGTAACCCGTCTGCTTACCTGCAAGGCGAACCCCCCCGGCCTCTTTCACTAACCGGGTCGCCACGTCCCGTAGTTCGGACTCGTCAACTATGTGCATATAATTTTTCACCGTGTATCATTCAGTCCGATTGATTGCGTTTCATCGTCCCATATAAACCGGTCGTCGTATCGACCATCCCGATACGCTTCGGTTGCAGCTTCCGGAGTAAGGCGAGTCCAGAACCCCCGATTCGAATACGCACCCGACAAGATCAGGTTCAAATGTTTCCGACCGGTAATCTCTGTTAAGTATAGTACGCCGGGATTATCTGGCTCGTAATCCGCCCACGCTAACTTTAGGTTCTCACCTACCCCTTGAAACCCATCCGCGTTCAATATCCCGACGTGAAATGTATTTGCCATTTCCAAACCCCAATATACGTTAATTACTACGATCGTACAACACTTGTCGAAAATAAATATTCGTCTATACTTGCTCCGACATCGCTGCATGAACTTCGAACTCTACCCCCTGCAACCTCCAGTTATTCCGGCTGATTATCGTAATCACGTCTCCCGCTGCATCAAAGGATATATCTTCCCCGTCCTTCAACAGTCCGTACTTTCGAAGTAGTGTTTTCTGTTTCAGTGTTGCACTTCCCTTGTTGATCCCTTCAATAAGGGATTGAATAAGCTTCCCCGCTTGCCGTTTGTCGAGTGTCGATAGTACATCCTCCGGAACCTTGAAATTCCTTAGTGCTCTTTCCTGTCCCTCCGTCATTGGTAGCCCATAGGCGACCGGCTTTCGAATGCCCATAACTGCGAATGGATCGACGGCCGTTTTCGTGTATTGCGCCCCCTTGGCTTTCAGCTTTGCACGTGCTTCGGCTTCGGCTGTCAGACGTTCGGCGTCTTTCGCTATATCAACCGCACTGCGAGAACCATTCTTTCGAGCGTTGCGTATCGCTTCCTCGATTGACTCCGGAGACGATCCGGGTGATAGTATATCTATCACCGTCGTTAGTTTATGTTGATGGCTGACACCGACAATGTCGGTAACGAGTAGATCAGTTTTCCCGTTTGCCATACTCTCGACATAGTCGCGCCCGAGCAGGCGCGTTCCACGTCCTACCATCTGCGTATATAGCGACGTGGATTTTGTCGGACGTGCCATAACCAAGTGCGACACGTGCGGCATATCCGCCCCCCTCGTCAACAGCATGCAATTGCATAGGTACTGTATATCCCCTCGCTTGAAACGGCCAATGTTATATTCCTGATCCTTATCCGCTCCCGATACGCTTGCAGCATATCCCGGAAGATGATTGTTTATACTCGACGCCACCCGTTCGGAGTGCTCGACGGATGAACAGAATATCAACGTCGGACGGGTGCCGGATTCGTTGATAGCAATTTGCGCAACCTCTAAAACGGATTGCTCCTGAATCATTATCGCGTCTAATTCATCCTCTTTGAAATCACCTTTCGCGGTTACCTTCACCCCTTCCAGATTGATCGTAGCAGTATCGACAAAGTTCTGTTGTATCGGAACCAAGTACCCCTCTTCTATCAGGTCCCGGATTTCGATTACGTCGGAGATGGTATCATAACAACCGCTCCCCAACAGCTTAAGGTTATCGGTTCGCTTCGTTGTTGCGGTTACCCCTAATGCTTTAGCCGAATCGAAATACTTTCGGATCGTCCATGTTCCGGGTGTTGCGTAATCCGCTTCGTCGATAATCATAATCCGGAACGTATCCGGGTCGAACTTGTCGAGCCGGTTCCGCATTGTGTCGAGCGTAGATAAAACGATCTTCGGAATGTGACGAGGGTTCAGGTGATGGTCTCCGGATTCGTACCCGATCGACCCGATACCGAATCCCGCAAAATCGTTTAACGCCTTGCGCCCCTGTTCCAGTAGTCGAAATTGTGGAGCAAGAACCAGAGCACGCCCCCCGTGCTCTGCAAGGTATCGCCGTACAACCTCGCTGTATATCACGGTCTTACCTGATCCCGTAGCGGCAACGAGTAGCGCACTATCGACGTCGGATAAATCCGATAGTATACTATCGGATGCCTTTGTCTGGTATCCCCGTAGGTCGTAAACCGTCTGTGTGTGATTTGACATTTTGGTTTCCCGCTTCCCCTTGACGGTCCCCCGTCGCTACGTAGTTACCTTCCTGTTCCGGAATTCGGTTACGTCTAACTCCAACAGTTCCCCGTATTCATCAATGGCGCGTACGCACGGAATCCCCGTAATCGTTTCGAGTATATCGTCGGGTTCCATTCCGATAACATCGGGTTCCGCTATCGACTCCTCTATAAGATCCCGCAACGCTACCAACACATCGTTAACCTGCGCAATATTAACCTCCTCCTTCCCCCCTTCCCGCTCGGTTATCGCCTTTGCTATGTCGTTCAGCTTAATTGACACTGTGTCCTCCGATTGAAATATCTGTTGTTGATACCCGTACCCTTGCCCCCTTGTCGTCTACGTCTAACAGCTTGAACTCTACTCCCACCGTGGCATTCAGAGCCTTTGGAATGTGGAGGGTAAACGGTCCATACTCCCGGACGAGTAAGGCAAGAATTGCTCTTTGATCGTCACTTTGTACCCCCTCCCGTGCCATGTCCAGAGCGTGGCACGTTGCCGCGATTTCGATTTCCGATAATTGTTCACCCCTTCGAAGTTTGCATTTCATGCAATCGCAGGTTTCCGTTTCTTCTTTCATTGCCCGTTCCCCCGACGGTTCCCCGTCATTGATTTAATGAAATATCGTTTCCCCGGTTTCGCTATCCCGGTCCGCTCTGCGAACCGGACGAATTCAATAGCTTTCGAAGCGTACGTAAATTCAAGGTGCGGGAATGTGCGTGTTACTTTGAGCGTATCGCCTGAACGCTCGACTATCGTAAACCGACCGGCAACTGTGATTTCTTCGTTCATCGCTTCCCCCAATGTGTGATTCTGTTGAAATTTCGAGGGTCAGCCCATAACGTTATGGGCTACTCGTCCCCGTCCTGTACTCGTCGGTATCGTCCCCGTGATGGTTTCCGACCGGCACGGAATGCGGATAATTGCTCCGACCGTTTCCGCACCATCCTATCTATCCCCTCCACCGTCAAGTATATTTTCCTCCCCTTCCGTATGTAATCTCGGTTCTCTTTAAGGAGGGGTACGCACTGGTATGCATAACGCTTGCTCCCCTTCGTCGTCTGGTATCGCTTGCCGGATACTGCAACCCGTACCCATTCGGCATCGACTTCGTATCTCGTTTCTGTTGTGTGCGTTAACCGGGTTACTATGTCGGCTGCATCCTGCGTGTTGTATAGTCCGTCACTTTCCGAGTTCCCACTTGTCATAGCATGCCCTAAGTTCAGCTTTGATTATCGGGTTGTCTATCGGTATATCCTTCCCGTCGAACTTCAACCAATTGTATATTCCCGCTATATGCCCCTTCGTCAATGTGTCGGTTGTCCGTTGCCCCGTCAGGCAGTAAATCAACAGACGGGTTTGATTCTCTGCGACCTCCCGGTTTTTCTTGCCGGGAAATACCTGATACGTAAGTGCCGTGTACAATTTCCAGACGTCATCCTTGTTCGCGGACTCGGAATATTTCGGGTCCGACCCGATTTTCTGAATGAGTGCCGCTATCTTATCGGGAGTATAGGGGTCCGATCGCTCCGGAGCATTGCCGTTTTTGGCGGTTTCCTTGGTCGTCACGGTGTTTTTATGTACTGCCCCTTGTCCGGATACCCCCCCTGTAGTTTTATTCTCACTACGGGGTTCTACGGGGGTCGTCTGTTTTGCGTACCCTTCCCCATCCAGGTCGTTATCTACATCGTCCGTAATGCCGAACATCTTTGCAACCGCCTGTTTCACCGCTCCCGTAAATGCCTTTGCGGTTGCCTTATCGTCTAACGTCCCCTTTTCGGCTGAAAGAATTGTCGAAGCTCCGCACGTCCAACGCTGGAGAATAAAATCTTCCGGTTCCTCCACGTTGGTATAACGTACCTGAATCGTCCCGTAAAGAATCCCGTTCTCGATTTTTACGCTATCCTCGGTTACCGTGACCGCTACCCCGTGCCGTTGCAGGGGTGCGCGAATTGCGTTAAGTATATCGGACTCTTTGTGATAGTCGTAACCGAAATGTTTGTTCCTCCCTTTTTTCGGAACGGATGTAACCTCCGCTTGCACCTTGGAAATTCGTTCGTAAATATTCGCCGTCTGTTCCGTCGCCTTTTTCGTTGCCATTGTTTTCTCGTCTGTGTGATTTGTGTTTATGGGGTGAAACCCCGTAGAGTACCGTGGCAAGGGTATAACGTTATACCCTACGGGGTCCCGTGCTACGCAAATGCGTTTATCGCTGGCTCTTCCTCTTCATCCGGGGAATCCTGCATAAGGTCCGGATCGGCTTCGACCTCAATCTCTTCCCCTTCCTCTACCGTGCCGACGTCGTCGGCTTCCTCATCCCCCACTTCCTCCGTTCCGAAATCATAGTCGTAATGCAATAGATCCGGATCGTTACGAAGATCTTCGGGGGATTCCTTATACTGCGTATCGGAAACCCATCCGATATTTACCCGTGTCCCGTCCGGATACTCATACCCTTCGACGGGTGCAAGATGTTCCTCCGAGTCGGGATACATTTCGTTCTCCCGTCCCTTCGTGTACGGGGAAATGTACTTCGGAAGTGACTCCCGGTTCAGCCGGTTCAGTGCAGAATTAATCTGCTTGAGTGCGGTTTCGATTCCGTCAACGATCGGAGCATATAGCGTTCCTTCGTTGTCTTCGCTCTGATAAGCGGAGACAATTTCCGTTAGTGCCTTTGCCGACCGTTTCAGTTCACTCACCTTTGCGGCAACATCTTTGCCGCACGTGAACACACGCTGTAGGTGGTCCGGGAGAATATCCCCGTTGGCATCTTCGGTAATGTATTTATTCTCCGGTCGTGTCTCGATTACGTCCGGCTCTTTCGCTTTGCTCGGTTTCGATCCGACCGGAGTCGTACTAACCTTGTGCGTTTTGCCGTCCGTGCCGATACGCTCGGTCGGTGTATCGTCTCCGAAAATTTCCTTCCTCATCTTGCCGACGAAAGGCTGCGACACCTTAGCGCAATTCGCTATATACGTATCGGACCGCTTGGCGAATTCAGGATTCTGCAAAAGCATAGTTACGGCCTTGCGTATATCCTGACGGGTGCGACGTCGACCGTGTTCTGCATTCGCTCCGGTCGCCACCTTAATCGCATCTTCCTCGGTTCCAAGTGCCAGACGTACGGGGATTGTCTCCCGTCCTACATGCTGGTAAGCGGTTAGCCGGTGGAATCCGTCGGCTATGTACGTCAATCCCGTATCCGGATTATATATCATCTGAATTGCCGGGAAGTCAAAATTCGGATCTTCCAGGAGAAACGGGGCCAGCTCCTCCACTGCATACTCCTTATCGAACCCTACCCGTGTCTGTGTAATTTTTCGGGTGGTCATTAGCGGATCACGGCCGGGATGGTAGAATATCGTTCCCAGTGGCACCCGTTGCGGTTCGATGGAATTCATTTGAATTACGTACCCGTGCGCCGCACTGCTACGGGTCGGGGTTTCCGCTCCGATAGATTGCAGTTCCTCCATCGCCCCCCGTTGTGCGTCGGTCAAATTATCTTTCTTCGTTGTCGGTTCTCCCCCCTCCGGTTTTGCGGTTTTTGTCTTGGTTGATTTGGTCTTGGTTGCGGTCTTTGCCTTCGGCATAGTAAGCCCTCGATTGATTAAGGTTGTGTGTATCGTGTGCGGTCCCGCACTCTGTTAGATGGTTGCGTAATGCTGCTGCACAATTTTCGATATAGCCCCGTTCGCCCACTCGTAAGGATCTGGCGTACCGCTCACCTCTAAACAGTAGGTTTTCTCCTCGGCTCCACCCCATACGGTAATGCTATATATCCGTCCCCTTCCCCCGTTCCAGTCGGCTGTAATCGTGATATCGAATTCAATTCCCTCCGCTCCGTCCTGCGGGGTGAAACGGACCCTTGCTGTATGCTCCTGTTCGGAGCGTTGCCGGAATTGTATTATGGGATATCGGTATTCGTCAGGGTTCGTGACGAGTGCGGCAAATTGGTTTATGTCGATCGGGGGGAGTATAGATCTTGGAAAGTGCATCGTGATATCTCCGGTTGTGATTTGATTAAAAAGCGGGCCGGGAGTGCGGAGGAATATTTTACCACTCCCCCGGCCCTATCGATTCCGGGACGGACGTCATAAGACGATCCGAGCAACCCCCGAAATCAAATCTCAGCCTATGACGTTATGGGGTCGGTTCGGGTTTGTCGGGATTCCAATTCTCTACGATCTTATCACGCTCCATCTCGTAGTGACCGGATAAATTATATCCGGGAGTTTGATATACAATCTTGCCGGACACGGGATGACCCTCAACCCCTCGCGATTCGTGCCGGATGATATACCCACCCCCTCCATGATTATCATACTCTGCAATCAGTCTCTTTGCATCCCGCAGTGTGTCGTAAACTCTCGTGTCCGTAATTCGCCCACCCGTTCCCGCCGAAGCTGACCAAAAAATGTCGTTCTTCATCTTGTCTCTCCGTTTGTGATTTGCGAGGGTATAACGTTATGGGCTACTCGGTTCAGGTCCGGACCCTCCCCGGCGAAGGTACGAAACCGGGAAGGGTGTAGGACAACTCCCATTCGTAGAATGGTCCCGGACCTGAATTAATTACGCCTCTTCTTCGGCCTGCTCCTTCAGTCGATCACGAATTTCCGTCAGGGCTTCCGCCGCATCATCTGAAAACAGTACCGCACTTGTCCACGCCTCAAGGGTCTCCCGCTTCGCGATTGCATTAATTTCGTCGTCCGTCGTATCGGCTTTAAGGTCCGATAAACCATCCTCGAAAAAATCGGCCGGATCATACATTTCGAATTTGGGTTCGTGCCATTCGAAATTATCCGCAATCGCTCTATCAATTTCATCGCTGGCTTTTGTGGCGTCATCGTCAAGGCGCCCGACCTGGTTGCTCCCGTCCCACTCTACGGAGTGTCCGGCATGTACCCGTTCCATCAGTGGGGTGACGTCCCGTAGAAATTCATTTATCTCCGCTCCTGTTGTCTCCGACGGGATTCCGCTCCACGCCAGATCGATATCGTGATGCAGGTCCGAGGTTGTCCCGCTCCCGATGATCGGATCGTAATCGACGTATACCGTGCCCTCCTGCGTCAAGATTAGGCGCACATCCTGCGGCTCATGCTGTCCCTGATAGTGCACATAGCGGGGGTAGGCGTCGTCGATAGCGGGGGCCGTGTCGGTGTACTGTGAGCGGTCAAGCTCCGGAGCAAAGTAGATGTCGAGGTTTGAATTTTCCATTGTGAATTTCTCTCTGTTGAAATGTGATTTGATTTAGTGGGGTGATGCCCCCGTTTCCGGGGGCCGTTGCTGTTTACGCTCTGTGTCGCTCTATAGCCGCAATCGCACCACGTGCCGTAGAGTAGGGGCGATTTCCGAGCATTTGACCATCCGACGCGAATGCCGGGGCAATCATAATATCCCCGCGTGCCGGGTGACCCTCCGGGAAATCCGGCTCTGTGATGTAGCAACCGTAATCAAAATCGTCACTGTACATCTGCCAAGTCCGGTCGCCCTCTCCGAGAGACGTCGTCTCCTCGGCTCGGAAGCTCACTCCAAATGCGGATGAAAACTCCTGCTCAATCGTGGTGATAAAATTCGGCTTTGCGGTCGTCTGCTCTGTCATGGTAAAATTTCCGATTGTGATTTGTGGGTCTTGCGGGAGACTGTCCCCCGCTCTGACTTAGTACAAAGGTACTACGATCGTAGGACACACGCAAGAAAAATCGACAGCGATCGAAAAAAAGTTCGGGAATCGTGGATTCCGTGGAGAAATCGAGGGAAGAATTTTCGAGGGGAGACCGAGGAATTTTCGAGGGGAGACCCCATAACGTTATACCCCCTTAAATTTCCCAAATTTAGGGGCCCCAAAGAAGCCCGTGACGGGATTTTCCGGGTCTACCCCTATCCGAGTGGCTTCAAGAAATCGCGGTTTTCTGCAAGATTTTGAGGGGGTATAACGTTATGGGCTGATTCTGCGCAAATTTTGAGGGTTTCGAAACGGGGATTTCCTACGATCGTAGGGGACCGATATGGGGAGGGGGTAGGGTGACCGCACATCCGGACCCCACCCCCTCCCGGACACGACGGAGGAAACCGAAAACCCCCGTCGTGTATATCGTCGTTAATTATCCGACGAGTCCTTTCCGTCTCCGTTGATTAGCGCGGTTGACGGCATCAGCCGTTTCCCCTTCGCTAATTGCTATCCGGTCGGGATACTCCCTGAACAATTGAATCAGCGTTTGCAGTTGGGGCAATAGCATTTCCGCACCCCGTGCACTTGCAGCAGTCATGAGTAATTGCAATTGATCGTCCCTTAGTACACGTTCCGGAACGGGAGCATCTCCGACGATCGCCAATTGCGGGGACGTCAGGGGCCCGGACCCTTCCGCGAATGACGTGAGAGAACTGAATATCGGATTGAGCAGCGAGTTTACTATTCCCTCGATTACTCCCTTTGCGGCAAGACTCCCGACAAGTCCCGGTAATCCCAATACCCCGGAGATACTGCCGAGCAAGACCTCTGTTATCTTGGCACTGGCCAGACGTTGCAACGCTCCGACCAATACACCGAACGCCTTTTTAAACGGACGCTTTATATCTTCTTCGTCTCCCGCCACAAGATTTGTAAAGAGTTCGGTTAACGCGTCCTGCAGTTCGGCGGCAACAGCCGTAATGAATTTTCCCCGCTCCTTTATATCATCCTCGATTCCCTTGAGTTTGTCGCGTAGGTTATCCGCTTCGGTCACGTCCCCGGCTGCAATCGCTTCGTCTAACAGTGCTTGGGTAGATTCCCGTTCGGCGGCAAGCTGTTGTAAGACCGCTTGCCGCTCTGCCTCTAATTCGATACCCCGTGCACGGGAGCGCAACGCTTCACGGTCCAACTCTGCGGCACTTGCAATTTCCGTCTTACGCCGTTCATACTCTTCTTCCGAAATTATATCCCGTGCTCTCGTCTCTTCGAGTTGCTCTAACGCTTGCCGTTCCTGAATCCCGATTAACCTATCTCCCCTTGCTTCGGTAACCGAAACGATAACTCCGACAAGTCTACTCATCTCGTCGTTATGTCGTTGCATTTCGGCTTCGCGTGCCATGTTCTCTTTTATCAGTTTGTCGACACGCTCTTTCCGGGTGAACTCCGAAAGCTCTTTATATATCCCCCTTTCCTCGTCCGCGTACTCGACTTGTGCGTAGAGTAAATCCTGCGCGGCCGATCGTGTACTTTCGTCGATCGTCGCCAGCTTCTCGTTAATTATCGTTATCTGCTCTTCGGTCTCTTTCTTTTCGGTATCCGTCAGGTCGGTCGATAGCTTTTCGTTCAGGTCCCGGAGTCGGAACATCTCGGAAGCGGAACTTTGAATAAGTGCCTTTTGTGCTTCTATCTGTTTGGTTAATTCGTCGACCCGAATCTTTGCGGCATCCCGCGCCGATTCGGTTTCGGCCGTGTCGACGTTGCGTTGCTCTTTGGCCTGCTCAGCCATAAGAGACAATAGGGCTTCGTTGTTCTCGACAATCGACCGTCTGCGGTTTTCGAATTCAAGTGCATTTGCCTTGCTTAGCAATCCTATTCGCTTCGCAATTGATGTCGCGTCGATTGCCGCTATCTGTCCCGCTTGCCGTTCGTAATCGGCTGCAAGCTTTTCGTTTTCCTTTTCCTGCTCTTCCCGCTTTTGTGCAAGCGTTTCGCGAAAGAAGTTTATCGTTACTTCCCGTTCGATGTTCGCATATTTTTCGAGAACCTTTTTATACGCTTCCCCTCCCTCTTCAAGTGACTTAATCAGGTCAGCGTTTTTGAATATCAATCCGGAATCTTTTTTCAAAGACTTCTTGTAATCTTCCCGCAACTTTTCAGCCTGTTCTTTGAGTGCCGCTAAGTCCGCCTCTCGATCCTGAAAGACTTCCGATAACTCCCGGTCGAGTCCGTCGGATAGCCCTTGCAAGGTCAATTCATTATTCAGGCTTTTTATTATATCGTCCACGACGTCTTTAGCGTCGATCAATCGCTTTTCCCGTTCGGTCTGTGTGCGTGTTGTCGTTCTGGTTACCTTACCCGCTAACTTCTCGGCACGCTTTAAGTATGCCTGAAGTTCGGTTTCAGACTTCACGGCCGATTGCGCTCTTACCGTTAAATCGTCTACCTGCTTTTGCAGCAGTGCGCGTGTTTCGGCATCGGCATTCTTTGTGTTCTCCAAGTTGAACAACGCCTGTGCAAGTGCCGCTATACTTGCCGTCGATAGGTCCGCACTCGCAGCCATTGCTGCCTGAAATTCCGCACCTAATTTCTTAGCTTCGTCGGCCGTTGCTCTTGTCTCCTGTGCAACGTTACGCATTTCGCCACCGATTGCGGCTGCTTCCTTTTGTGCTGCAAACATTTCTCCGCCGAGATACGCTATATCTTCGACCGATCGGCCTGCAGCTTCGGCCACATCCTCCATGCTCTTGCCTTGTGCCGCCTGCTCTTTGATCCAGTCTTTAAGACCTTCCTTTACCTTCTCTTGCTCTTGTCCATATTTGACTAACTCGGCCCTTGAGTCGGCTGCATTCTCTGCGTAAGTATCGCTAAATATCCCGCCCCCTTCGTCACCTAATCCCTGATCTACCAATGCCTGATATTTATCAGTCTCTTCCCTCGCTCCCGCAATCTCACCCTCTAATTTATCCCATGTATCTAATGCGGCCTTGACCTGATCGGTCTGCATTTTTTGCGCGTCCGCGACGCCCTGATCCGCTAACCGGTCCATTTCGTCAGCGTGGGCGCGAACCTGACCGGTCGCAAACTGATATTTCTGTCCGAGTAATTCACCCTTGGTCCCGAGTTCGTCAACCTTCGTAGAGAATCCGGGGAGCTTACTATCTAATTCCGTGGCGACTTGTGCGAATCTTTTTTGACTTTCCGGATCGGTCTTTTTAGATAGGTCATCGTATTCGTCGGCAAGTTTCCGCAGGTTATCACTTGCAGTTTTTACACCCTTCGCCTTTTCGGTTACTTCGTTGAACCGGTCGGTGGATTCGTTCAGGTCTGCAACGGCATCGTCGGCCGACTTTGTATTATCCCTCAGTAATACAAATGCGGCCGCAACCCCTGCGAGTATAGCGGCACCCCCAAGGAAAAACGGGTTAGTTAACAGTGCGGCAGATAGTGCCTTTGTTCCGATCGTAGTTGCATTGGTTGCGGCAAGTTGCGCCCCAAGTCCCGGAATAACTTTTGATAGTATACTTGCCGCAAATTGCGTTGCACTTCCTGCATGTTTTGCAAGATCCATCCCGGCAAGTGCAGGGCCAACGGTTCCAAGGGTTTGCGCGAATTGTGCAGTGGGTCCAAGTAGCGGACCTATCGTAGCACCTAACCCCGAAAAGGTCGCCTCTAATTCACGGCCGATTGTTTCGGTAAAGGACGGGGGCTGTATACTTTCCTGTAGCATTGCCGTAAGGTCGGCCGCTTGCCCCTGAATTATACTTGGATCGATAGGGGCCGTAAATATATCTGCATACAGATCGGCCCCAAGATCTTCCGCCGGTGTTCCGGCTATAGCAACCTGCAGCTGTGAGCGCATCGTTTCGGAAATCTGTCCGGCATCGAAAGCGGTTTCGATCGCTTGCGCGGTTTCCGACATTACCTGCCCGGCTGATTTGCTTCCCTCCTCTCCGGCTTTTACAATACCTGCAATCGCTTCGGTGATCGGTGTATCTATTTCGCTAAGGGCTTTCGTCGTGTCCCCGGCCTGCAAACGTATTTGCATCTCCTTAATACTGTCGGCCAATTTATCCGTATCCCGCGCCCCCGCTTGCGCTCCCGCTATCATCCGTCCCGCGAACTCTTCATAACTTATCCCCGCTTCCTTCATGAGGGGGGCATACTCTGCAAGCGTATCTAACACGTCATCGCCGGACGTCCCCGCCTGCTGCATAACAAGCGGGATTACGTTTGCAGCTTCCGAACCATAGGCTTTGATAAGGGAGGTTGATTTAAGTAGCGCGTTATTCAGATCCTGATCGAATGCCTTTGCGGCACCCGACATATTGACTACGAAATCTTCGAGTTGTGCCGGGTCAAGAAATTCACTTAACGTTCTGTGTGCTACCCCTATCGCTTCGGTCGCTTCGTTAAATGTCTCGAACCCTACGGATCGGCTAAATACATTGGATGCCGATTGTTCCAGTTGTTCAAGTTCCGCACCTGTTGCACCCGATCGCAAACCGAGCAACCGCATACCTTCCGCGTTCTGCTGTAGCTTATCGTTAAAGGCGTTCAGCCCTGAACCGATCCCCTCCAATGCTCCGAACTTACCGAGTCGTTCAAATGTCTTAGCGGCTTTATCACCCCCACTTTGCAGGGAATCTAATTCCGCTTCAAGCTCCGATATCTTTTTTCCCGCTTCACCTGCAAAGAATGCAGCTTCCTCGAAATCCTTTGCGATTTGATCGACGTCGAAAGCGGATGTATCTAACCCAAGGGCTTTTAGCTGTTTAGCCAAGCTCTGCAAAAAGGCACGGAGGTTTGCCCCCTTCGGTACGAAATCAACTTCTATCTGCATATCGTTTGCCGTGTGTTGTCGGAAGACCCCATAACGTTATGGGGTCGAATCGTCCGACCCCATAACGTTATGGGCTAAAACATTCGGGACGCTAACCGCTGACCCACAAGGGAACAGACGGTGTCGAGTGTGTCGAGAAAATCCGGCATCCGTAGATAACGGATAGTGTCGATTACGGACGGATCACCCTGTGCAACGAAGAACAATAACGGATCGCTTATTGCTCCCTGTTCGATTGCTCTTCGTTTCCATGTTGTCCCGTATCCGTCGTTTCGGAGTTGGTCGATATATCGCTTTCGCTCAATTTCAGGTGAGAGAAAGCTGATATGTATCCCGCCAGACTTCGGGTTAATTTTTTGAAATCCAATGTCCTGTCTACGCTTGGCACACCGTATAGCAAACACAAATTTTTTTTTATGATTCGGAGTTTATCGTAATCGGAACCCTTCATCAAATAGATTGCTTCCAGTGCTTCGGCTTCCTGATTAACCCGCCCCATGGGTGTCCGTCTATCTAACGTCCCATCTTCGTTTTTCCGGAGAAGGAGAACGGAAAACATTTCCATCTCAATTTCGTAGAGACCGGATAGTTTATTCTGTCGATGGGATGGAAGAGGGTTCACAAGTAATTCGTGTTCGTAGAACAGCAGTTTGCTTGCTCTGATATGTTGGATCGGGGAAATCTCCGACCAATTGAACACCCATGTTTCCGGCCCTCGTTCGGGGTGCTCTATCGGTATTGCAATTTCACTTGACAATACCACGTCGTCGGGTGGAGTCGTTTCGTCCGGGTGCCCCTGATCCGGGAACATCGTTACGTCAATTGCCGTAGCAAGGGTTTCGAGTGTATCCCCGTCGGGTGATTCAATGTTAATCGCGTTCTTCGGTTTGTCTGTCATTGTCTTTCTCGGTTTGGTTATTCGGCATTGAATGCCGTAAGTATAAAATCAGGTCCGGCATCCTGTATGATACCACCCCCGAACAGGGTAGATAATAGCTCGACACGTAACCGGGTCGGGATGCTATGTATATTCAGGATAGTAACGGACGCCACCAGTATTCGCCACGGTGTCAACCCCGTTGATTGCGAACCCCTGATTACTTGGGCTATTGAGTACGGGACGTATCCCCGTGTCCGTTCAAGATCCGCCAATGTATCCCCGGCTGCTATCCTTACACACCCTTCCTTAATCAGGTCAGCGAATAGTTCAGCGTTCCCGCTCTGCATTGCACGGGTAAGGAACTCTTTGCGTTTGATCCCCGCACCTTGCAGGAAGAGACGATATTCTTTCCATACGGCCAAAGCATTCATTTCGGTTTCTCGGTTTTTGATTAGCTGAAGAAATGCCTTTCCGTATCGTCAAGGTCATACGCTTCGTTGAATCCCTTAAGAGCATCAACGCTGAACACCCCCCGAAACGTTATTACCATATCGGGTAGTTTGGTATCCCCTTGTGCGGGAATTTCCCAACTCATCCGCCAATTGCGGACGGTTGCACGCTTGTTGCTTATCGTCCGGCTATCCCCTCCCGGTTGTCCGCTATGGGGTTCGAGCAGTATATTTATATCCGTGATCTTCTGAAAAGACATTCGTTCGAATGTCTTTATGAAGTCGGGGGAATTGTAGTCGTTATACACTACCCGTGCCGACCCGTTGATAATGAACGCGACCACCCGCCCTGCTTTGCGGACCTCCGATAGTGTATAGGTCGAACCGGCTACAACCGTCCGTATCAGAAGGTGGAGATCATCCGGATCGGGTCCCGCGTATATCTGTATCCCGTGGAACGGGAAGATTCGGGTATCCGTTATGCTCGCTTTCGATCGTGTTACCAGTGCCATAATATCTGTACCCCATAACGTTATGGGCTATGCAAGATAGACGGGTTCCCAGAGGTTCGTTCCGGAGTTCCAGACCCGACGTCGGGTTTCGAAAAGTTCCAGTGTCCAGTCGGGAAGTTCCTGAACATCTTCGATAAATTCCTCCGGAGCATCCCCCCCGTCCGTGTATACGGAAATAAACTCCGTGTCGAGCGGTTCAGTTACGGAGCTGTCAATTGCTATATGCTTCTCGTTTGCATACCAGAACGATATCATAAACTCGTAAGCGCTCTGCATATACAATTCATCCGCACTAATCAGGACGATATACCGTGCCGTCCGATAGTACGTAAACGGGTGGGCGGACCGGTTCCCCTGAATTATCGCCCCGTCCTTTGCGTAGGTAACACGGGGGTTTTCCAGAGCGTTGAATCGATGGGCAACCGTTGAGCCGTCCGGCTTGACGTACCGTAGCCATACTATGTTTTCCCAGAGTGCCATAAAGCCTATAACGTTATGGGGTCGTTAGATAAACCGCCTGTACTCTTTCGGTTCGATCCGGATAGATAGACCGTCAGGGTTCACCCGTCCGAATTCGTATACAAGATCTTCGTCGGGGTCCGACCCATCAGGGGGGACGTTGGACCAATTCACGGGGTCCGTGCCGTTGCGTAAATACAGCCGGTCCCCCGGCTGCAATCCGAGTGCCGTAACAATGGCAACCCCAACGTTCAGCGTTCCCCCGGCAAGGATGGAAAGCGTATTGGTTTCCTGCGATAGTTCAACGTCGTACTCTGTGATGTTCATTCCCCGCACCCTCCCGTAATGTGCCGACGTTGCCTGCGATACCGTGGCCTCTCCGTCGGTTAGTTCACTTACCAGCATAAGCGGAATGTATTCATCGTCAACCGGTCGCAATTGCACCGACGGGTTGACAGCCTGTTTACGTTCCTCGTCCAGTGGCACTTCCGCGAAAGTGTTTCCGGGTGTCGGAGGTTCTTCGGTATCCGGATCAATCGTAGACATAACGAAACCCGAATACTGTTCGAGTGCGTGCAATGTAATTTCCGTTTCCGTCAACTTGCGCACAACCCGATTAACGATCCATTCCACCCCGTCCAAGGTGACGAGATTTCCGGCACGGATGTTTTTCCAGCTATCGGTTCCGCCGGGTGCAAGTCGGAATCCGGATAGTCCCGGAACGTTGAATGTATATGCCCCCTCGTAATACTTCTTGTCGTTCTCGTATACTTCGGAAAGGTATTCCGATAGCTGATAGAACAGCTTTTTTATTACCGTGCCGTTAGGGGTTTTATAGTCGATTGCACAGATAGAGACGGGGGCGTATATATCAACCCCATCAACCCCCACTTCTCCCCAAGGGTACGACCCTCCGAGGTTGCCGGGAAGCGACGGGTAACGGATCGACGGCAAACCGGGACACGTGATATAAATCCCGGTGTGTACCCCTTCAAGGTTCTGCGATTTCCACGCGCCCACCCCGTCGGCATTCGCTCCCCTCCCCATTGCTTCGGTTGTTGCCCCTTCGTGCATTACGATGTTGTGGGGTAACATCGGGTTCGGCAGAACATCGTGCATGTTCCGCCCGTACACTTTCGCCCCGATCCCCTCCGCTAAGATCTTCGAAAAAATATCTTTCCCCGTGTCGTCGTCGAACAAGCAGAACGTCGGCGATATAGTCAACGGTAAATAACGGTCGGACTGTTTCGGCTCGCTTCGCTGTTGCGTCCGGTGGTTGAACGTTGATTCCAGACCGTCTTTTGTATGGCGATAGTACTCCGCCCCATCGGTTGCAAGTCGGAACGATGCTCCGACGTACTTACCTTGTGAGTCTACCGAATAGGGTTTTGTGCTTCCCTTTGCGCTGTAGGCATCCCGTATAAATGTCTCTACGGTTCCCTTCAATGCTCGGGGGTTAAACTGTACATCAACGGTATTCAGACTTGTATAAATGAATTCGAGCGTACAACCGAGAGAATAGGCAACACGTACCAGCACTTCCGCAACCGTCAGGTTCCACCATGAAAAATTTACGTCCGGATCGTCGTCACCCCTGAACGGGTGGAGTAGCCTATAGGCTACGCTCATCACCCCGTATCCCGCCCCTCCGGTTTTGAGTTGATATATTCCGGGACTCGTTATAGCCGGGTTCGTAGTTTCGAATCCAAGTTTGGCACTATCTCCCTTGTAATGGAACGGCACACCTAACAGGTTATACGATTCGGTGGAATGTACGTAACGGTACGCCTTGCCGTGGTCGTCAAATTCCCGGATCGCGTGAAAGCGTGCCGGGATAGCTTGCATATCCAACGTTGTCGGAACGAACGTAAGGGTGAGTGCATTCAACTTCGTATTATCAAACAGCATTTGAAAAGCATCTTCCAGACTCACGAGGTTCGCCCACTTTGCGGCAAGTGCGGGAGCACTCCCCACCACCCCTTCGGATAAATAGTATGCTTGCCGATCGTCAACGTTCGTCGCTATCCAGTTCGTATAATCTTCGGTTTCCGGTTCACCGTAAAGTATATCCCCGTTCTCGTCAACACCGAAGCGCAACCGGGAGACAATTTCCCCTACGGTTTCGTTCAGCATTGTTCCAAGGTCGATAGTAAACGCCTCACCTTTCCACGTGCGGACGGGTGCCGGGTCACTGCTATATAAATCCCCTTCCCACTTGGGGGGGTCGTCCCAACTGAAATCCGTCCCGACTCTTCCCCGAAATGCAAAATCGGAATTGACGATGGTATACGGTCCCGGTCCGTAGAGGATGAACCGGGCGCAATAGATTAGCGTATCTTCGTCCCGTGCGGTCAATACAAAATCTATTGCGTCCCGGTCGTCCTGATTATACGCCCGTAGCCCATCGACGAGAAACGATATGTTATTTACCTGAACAACTCCCGCGTCACCTTCCAACGCTTCCGTCGATGATTCAACTTCGAACACGGAAACCTCTGTCGCCGTGTTGACGTTGGAAAGTCCATCGTACGTATCACTGAAAATGATAATACTGTGAGTCCCGCCGGGAATCTCCGGTTCCTCTATCGTGTATGTCGTCTTATATTCCGGCACTTCTGAACCCCTACCCTATAACGTTATGGGCTGGAACTTACTTTACTTCAAGGTCGATAAAGACTGGCCAGAGCGACGCGCCCCCGTTGCCGGTTTCGTCACTCGTAACGATCCGGAAAATAGTGTCAGCGTCAACGCTTGACGGAAGGGACGTATACTCTCCGACGAATAGACCCGTATTGTTCGCCTCAACCTCGACACCCGTTGCGCCCCAATTCGTCCCGTTGTTGATAGAGTATTCGATTTCAAACTTTGCGGATGATGCCGGACCGCTAAAGCTGTAGAGGTTCACTGACAACCGAGCACGGGTAAACGTCGAAAGGTCAACGGCAAAGCGGGAAGCGTTCAGACCCTGAATCGTTATCTCTGAACCGTCGGCCGTGAATGCTCCACCCGTTCCGACTCCTTCGCTATAAATTCGCATTATATAATCTCCATTGAAGTAAAACGGGGACGGGTGTTTCCCGTCCCCGTGGTAGAGTAACCCGCAGTTGCTATGTAGCCCATAACGTTATGGGCTTAGACGATCGCAATATCCCCCGTAAGAAGAACGGTCTTGACGGCATCGACTGCGGCACCGGCAGGGGCTGCAATCGTAACCTCCAATGGGTCCTGACCGACCGGAGTAATCGCCGTAAACGTTGTGACGGCTGCCGATATTTCCGTTCCGGCGTCTTCGGTGTACGTCTTTCCCCCAGTTACTTCGAGCGCAATCGTGGCTACGTCGTTACCTGCGAACGACGGTCCCGTAATGCTCGACACCTTGCCGATGAGGCAATAGTATTTTAGTCCCGCTTCCGATCCGGCTGAATATGCTTTCCCGTGCGGAAGAACCATAAGTACAACCTTTCCGCGGAATGCCTGAATTGCGCTGACGTCCGCGCCCGCTTCGGTTGCAAGGGACGTTACTTTGATCTGGCTTTCCCGTCCGGCTGTACTATCCCCACCCGATACCGTTTCTCCGGAGATAATATCTATCCGCTCGCTTACTTCCGCAGTCTCGAAAGTAATCCCATCGATGCCGACCTTTTCAATCTTGCCCTGTTCGGCTGCCGACTCTTCCGCACTGATTGCAAAGACAACTTCAGCATTTTCCAAGTGATCGAACTCGTAAGCATCCGCGCCGTTACCGGTTATCTCCGATCCGGTCACGGTAAGTGAAATGATCCATCCCGCATGCCGTCCGCCCACTGTCGGACGTCCCATTACTTTAGCCATGATTCGGCCCCCTTAGTGTATGTTGTTGGTTAGTCCTTCGTGGCGAATATATCAATTGAAAACGCCGTTGTCGATTGGGTCCAGTCCGGAGCATCATTGACGACAAGGAACCCGTAGAGCGTTCCGGAGGGTATGATATACGGCACGCTTACGGCAAGTTGTCCGACCGACATTCCCGAATTTACTTCGTGCCAGACAATGCCACCTAACGGCACGATCGCGACGAGTTCGTTATTCAGTATCGTAATACCCGACATCGGATCATTTACAGCCGGAACGGTTCCGGGAGTAACGTTCGTTAGCCATAGCGTAAGGTCGGGTTCCTGAAAACCGCTTGCCTCTACAGGGTCAGTCGAAATGTTTTCCGTGATTATCACGGACTCGATTAATCCCGATCCGTGTTCGTCGCCACAATTGCACGAACCGAGATCCGCAAACGTAAGTACGGGACTGAACATGTCCCCGGCCGTGAACAGAGTACTTCCGGGACCGAATGTATTTGCACCCCCGGTTGTTCCCCGTACCCGTATCCGTTCGCTTCCCGCATAGTCGTATTTGCGGACCTTCTTAGCACATGCCATGATTTACGCTTGCGGGAATCGTGATAGTAACAGATTCGATTCTTGTGCTACGTGTGTAGCGGTTCCGGCCGCTCCATTCTGGAACGTGACGATTTCGATTTCGTCATCTTCGAGCAGGTCCGCTATAATCGAAATAGAGGAACTACTCTTGTCATTTACTCCACCCGAAACTACCCCGTGCCGTCCGACCCCGTAGGGAACAGGTATGCCATTAACCTGAACCTGAACCGCTATACTTACTCCGGTTGTTGCCGATACGAACGTTATCATCGAATCGATCCGGAACCGTCCGGCACGCTTCACCTTTATCTTACTGGAACCGAATATGTCCGTGATGTGCTCATAATCTTCCCCGTCCAAGAGTACAACGTTATCCCATTGTACGGGGGTCGGTCCGGCACTGTTAACCTCTGTCGTGTCTCCGGTCGTTAGAATCCCTTGGGAACCGTAATCGATCGGTTCCGGTTCGGTGTTGCAACACTCGATCAGTTCGCATTGCAGACAATCAATACGGTCCCGAATTTCATCGACAAGGAACTCCAGCAATCCCCCCTCTTCCATTATCATGCTATCCGGAATGGATTTCAGAATAATGGTTTCGGTGTCCTTCCCCCGTGTCAGGTGGGCGAGTAGCGATATATCCGTATAACAGGACATAGGGGTATAACGTTATAGGGTCCCGTGGGGCGAATTAGCCTTCACTTCCTCTTTCACTTCCTTCACTTCCTTTCGGATGAAAAACTTTTCGGCAATGCCAATGAGTGCGTAGCCGACGAGGATAACAATACCCCATGCTGACGGGTTATCTAAGATCATCGGGTCAATAGCGATTCCCAGCCACGCAAAGAGGGCGACGGCAACGGGTTTAATCAGGGTGATAATCCAACTCTTTTTCTGCGGTTCCATGTTTCGGTTTCCTTCGTTTGTTGAATATGACGGGGACGGAAGTTTACTAACGATCCATTCCCGCACCTTGTCAAATACATTTTTCTTCGGAGGGGGTTCGATACTTTTCCAGTCTACCGGACGAACGTCTTTCGAGATATATTCCCCGGCATACTCTGACGCCAGCGTATCAGGGTCGGGAAGGTCCGGTTCTTTCGGGGCCGACTCTTCGAGTACAACAGCCGGTCGATTCGGGTTGAGGAATAACGCTGACTGGAATCGTTCGGCATAGATACGTATATCCCCGGCTTTGTCCTTCCGTCCGTTGACAATGTCCCGCGCGTTGAAGTATTCGGTTTTGTGGGGGGTGATATACTGCGATAGCTTCCGACCCGTGTACGTTCCCCGCGTCATCCCCTCGAATACCGATCGGGTGCCATACGGCTCCTGCAATAACAAGTCCGGATTGTTCAGAAGATCGACTCCAAGGATAGGACCCATCTTCCGATAATTATCTTCCCACGTTACTTGCACCGGTCCCCGTCCGTAATAGCTAACCCCATTAGCCTTACGGGTTGCGTAGGACGTTCCCCGTCCTACCCTTCGCAGATAGTTGGTTACTCTGCTATATGCTTGCGCGTCCGATATAATCGGATCGGACTTGTTCGCCCCCTCCCGGATAGCATTCATCGTCTGGGCTGATTCGTGCCATACCGTGCCGAGTATGTACGCGAATTGTCGTAACGACGTATCGAGGTCGGACGTGTCGATATACTCCGATTCATAACGGGACAGAAAGTTTTCAAACCCGTTTACCTGATATTGGCTAAGGGGTCCGAACTTTGCACGAACCGTGTCGAAAAATAATTCTCTGTCGATCGTGTATTTCATCGGGGGTCCCGCAGTGCTGACATTACGTGTTTCGTCAATTCCTGTACATCACGGTGAACGGTGCGAAGCTCTTCCCGAATACCCGTGATCCATTCTTTCAGGTCCTTTGCTTCGCGCTCCAGCATGGTAATCCGTTGGTCGTGGTTTGCGTGCAAGGTGTGAGAATGAAGTATCTGTTCTTCCTTCCGACTCTCCCGTTCCCGGACGTGTCGAATGTACATAAAGACAACCCCGAGTGCGGCAAACAGGAACATAAACAGACCCCCGATTGCGGCAATGATAACTGACAAGGTGGCTTCTTCGGTTGTCATGGACATTACATGTATGGTATTTCAACACGATAACCGATAAGGTTTACGACCCAATAGTATAGCCCATTCTGTTCCTGAACAAATCTACTATCGGAGTAAACCCACGTCGTGTTATCGTACCCTATGCCCCCCGCAGATTCGAACTTTTCCCGTAGTGCCGTAAGGTAATCGTATACGCCTTTACGGGTTTCCGGTCCCATTGTCTCCGACCGGAGGGAACGGCACGCAATTACAACGGTTGCGTTAAGTTCCGTCATCCGCTTTTCCCCGGTTCTATCTCCGGAGATATACACGAATGCCACCCCGTGCGTATCGCTTTCAGCCGTCCGCTTCGCTTCTTCCGTGCGTTCAGCGTTGACAATCGGGAGAACGTCAATATCGGTTATTACCGATTCGACCTGTTCGATTAGTTCCGCTTCTTCGGTATTTAGATCAACTGCCACGGAACTTATCTAACGTTTCGTTCGTGAATACTTTTCCCGGTCGGGTGCGAACTACCATAACTCGGTTAGGGGAGGATAGGGGAAGATCGGAAATTAGTGTTGCTGCAATCGACAGTCTCCCCTCATTCACCTTCCGGAGTTCCCCAATAATTCGTTCCCGTTCCTTCGTCAGGGTTTCCGGCATATCTCCGGTTAACCCCTTCCTACGCTTGACAATGTTGTATGCCGTGAATTCAAGGCACCACACTTTGAGCAGTTCCGGAAATGGATCATCAACAACCGGGACAACATATCTGTTTTGCAGATACCCGTTTATCTCGGTTGTCGCATTGTCAATCTCCGACTGTATTACGTTGTCGTCGATTGCACCTGTTTTTGCATCGTCGGTAAGCCGACGTAATTCGTCGTCGTCGTACCGTGCCTTTACGTCCGCTACCGTGCAATAACCCATATCCTCACCACCCTATAACGTTATGCCCTGAATCCATGCAAATTTTGAGGGGTAGCCCATAACGTTATGGGCTACTTGCCGGACTTCGCTTTCTCTTCCGTCGGCCTTGACTTCTGCTTACCCGTAGTGTATTCAGCGTAACCCCGTCGGACAAGATTCCGGGCGTGATCGACACTGACCGTCTCGACCGTTCCCGATTCCTTCGTGATAAAATTATCATCGGTCACGCTTTCACCGAAAGCCGAATCCGGGTTCTTGTATCGAACGTTCCGGATATACCTGATTTCCGTAGTCTGCATTTATATCACCCTTCGGATTTATGTTATAGTTAGTGGGGGATTATCCCGGCCGGTTCCCGATCCATGCCTAAACGTCACTCTGAAAAGGGAACCGCACCGGGATAACTATTATGCCGTTTCGACGAACGTAACCGATCCCGGATTCGCGAGGATCGGGAACGGACGGGATACATACAGAAGTCCGAGGGTCTGTAGATCGTCACCCGAAACGAACTCCTTAGAGTATATCGAAGTCTGCGCACTGATCGGACGGTTAGTCTCCGGATCAAGTATAGCAATTCGCGCATATACCTTATCCGTTTCCATTGCGTCGGAAATGATCCAGACCCCATCCTGATCGACAAGGTTAATCGTCGATCCGTCTTCGAGCTTGACCGGCTCGGATACCTTGTGAATAAGGGCTGTTCCCCACGTGCCGCGTGCAAACCGATCGGTTCGGTTCGTGTTGTCGAGCGCACCGATACGGATATTGTTCTTGTCGTAAAGCTCTTGTACGGCAGTATCCGTAATGAAACGTTGGTACGCACGATGACCCATAACAATATCGGTTACGTTACCCCCGAACTCTTCCGTAACTCTAATCCAGTCTTCAAGCTGGCCAACCTTATCCTCCGTTGTCGATCCCCAAATGTCACCCCCGGCAAGTGCAAATTTATTTGCAACAGGGAATGCAAAGTCAACGTCAAGGGCTACCCCTTCGCCATCGTCATAGGTCCACCCTCCGGAGAGTGCTCCGATTGCCATAGCCTCCTCCCGCCGGAGTGCTCGATTCCGCAGCTTAAGCAGACCCCGCGCAATGCGACGCTCCGCGGCCTGATCGGTCGTTTCCCCTTCGCTCATCCGAAGGATAGAGCCGGGAGCGGCCCCGAGTTCGAGCAGGTCTTCAGGGGTATAAATAATCTTCTCCCGGATAACCGGAGCTTCAATAAGCTGCGAAGTATATCCCGGTTCACCTACCACTTTCGCCTCTTCACGGGGAAGAACGAAAGATGCAATCCCGTGTTCGTCAACTGATTTCAGGAGACGAACGTAATTCGTTCCAATGGCATCACCCGACGGGAAGAACTTGTCGAGGAAGAAACGGGTTTCCCGCTTCTTGTCGAGTTCTTCACCGTTGGCGACCGCCATAATTACTTCATCGTAAACCATGCCGTTCCTCTATTGTTGTTAGTGAATTCGTTAAGTGAATTATTGGCGGTCGGTTATCAGATTACCTTGCGGAGAAAGATTCCGTGAATCCGGCAGTTCTCCCGGAACAGAAGTGTTTCCTGTGCCGTAGGTGCAGCGTCGAAAAGTTCGAGAACCTTTTCTTCGTTGAACGTGCCGCACTCGTACACGGTCACGTACTGTGTGCCGACGTCATCTGCTATATCCTCCGAGAGAATGTAGACGGGAACAAGCGTATGTCCGGCGGTTGCACCGGCTATAAGAACGTCGGTAACGTTTGTCGTTGTCCCCTTCACGGCCCCGGTCGTATGGTCTGCAAGATCCATTTTCAGAACCTGTCCCCGTACAAGCGCACCTTGTGAGGCTGCAAGCAGGATACGACGGGTTCGGAGTTCGGGAGTGTGTCCGGCAATCAGGTCGTCTTTCGGATCGTAAGACGTGCTATCTACTACAAGGTCCTTGGCCATTGCTGTATATCTCCAATATTTTGAGTGTTAGCCCATAACGTTATGGGGTAGGAACCGAACGATTAAATCGGCTACGATTTAGCGAAGCATCTTTTCGATGCGCTTCGCCTGCTCCTCTACGCTCACACCGTTACCACGGGTAGCGGGATGGAACGAAGAAAAAGCCTTCCCGTTCGTATATACGTCCGCACCCGTTGGAGCAATAGCCGGAAGCGATTCAATCATTTCCTTGAAACTCGTGATCTCTTCGGAATCTTCCGTCGTCCCGTTCGCCCCTACGCTAAACGCTTTCCCCTTCGTAGCAAGTGAAGAGAACATCTTAATAGCTTTTTCTCTCGTCTCTTTCGTCATCCGGGACCGGACGTTTTCAGAGTCCAGCCACGCCGAAAACTTATGTGCCGACGTCTCATTTCGGATAGCCATAATCTCGGCCGACATCTGCGTCTGTCCGTCGTTAATCTTCTTGGCAAACGCACTGAATGCCGGGTCCGGCTTTGCAGCCTCTTCCGCTTCGACCTCCTCTTCCGGCTCTTCCTCACCCCCGCTTAGTTGCTCCTGAATCCCCTGAATATCAGTACGAATCTGATTAAGGGTTTCGGTAATTGGAGTAATGTTCTCGTTGAACATTTCCGTAAAGAGTTCTCTTGCTTCCTGTTCTTCCATTGCAAAACTCCGTTTGTTCTTGGACGGTGTTCGCTTGCCGTCCGTTGCATTGATGAATTTATATTCGGTCGGTAATGAAAAAGCCATTGCCGGTTTCTTGGAGGGTTGCTTAATCCACTCTTCCGGAATGGGGAGACCATCGTTCCGGAGGTTGGCAAGTGCGGGGGGAACCGCTCCAAGGAAACCGATATGATCCAAGTATAGATATTTCTCTCCGGTCTTCGGGTCGATTTCATCGTAGAACGAAATTGACCGCTCCGGATAGTACCCCTCCTCTAACCAGCCGTTGAGGTTGTCGTTTACAACAACCTCCAACCATAGTGCGTTATCCTCTATGAACGCACGCTTTACGAAACCGAATTGGGGTGCGTTGTCTTCCGGGTGACCGAGCACAACGGGAGCGTAATTCCCACCCCCGGCAACCCGTCGGTTATACAGATCGACGGACCTTTGCAGTTGGGAGATTGTGAATACCCAACGGTCACCGGAGGAAAGCCGATGTTCTCCCGGATAGAAGCACTCTATTTCGTAAGTCTTAGGCATGTAGGAATATATCCGTCTATGACCTACCTTGTAAAAGACGAACCGTTTAACCCTTGCCCATAACGTTATGGGCTGAATGAACCCACGCTAAAATGGCAAAGCCGAAACCGATTAAAAAGACCCTACCCGTTCCGGTCGCTACCACGTCTGCAAACAAAGGGTTGACCGTGCAACGGGTAGCCGATGCCCTGAAAGCAAGTCGGGGGATAATGAAACAGGCCGCTCGATTACTTGAGGTCGAACCGGCCGCTATCTCGTACTGGTGCCGACGGCATCCCCAGTTAAAGCGATTGAGTGACGACCTGAAAGCATCAATAGACGATGCTGCAAGTGACAACATAGCGGAAGTCATAACCGATCCGGAAGCGGATGAATTCAGGAAAGACGATCTTTCGAAGTGGTGGTTATCGCATAGACCGGAATCCGGATTCCGCAAACCATCCCCCACTACGAACATTGGAATTACGAATACGACGGTAACGATAAAACTCGACCCGACATTGCAGAGGCGGAAGGAAGAGGCAAAGCGAAAGATCTATGAATTGAAATTGCAGGAAGCACAACGGATCGGACACGATATGGGTAACGGATACGATGAGGAGTATTCCGATGAATAGCCCCGTGGAAATATCGTTATCGTCGGACGTCGTCAATCCGATATATCACGATTTCCTTTTCGACGAAACCCGTTTCTTTCATCTGTGGGGTGGTGCCGGTTCGGGCAAGTCCGTAGCGGCTGCACAAAAGGTTGTCTATCGGATGTTGCAGGATACGGGTTTTCGTTGCCTTGTGATCCGGAAGATAGGGAACTCGATTCGTCAGAGTTGCTTTCGGGAGATATGCAACGTTATCGAACAGTGGGGCATCTCTCACCTGTTCAATATCCGCAGGGGGCTACTGGAAATTGAATGCTTGTTGAACGGGAACGCCTGTATCTTCAAAGGCATTGACGATCCCGAAAAACTCAAATCGATTTCCGGCATTTCGTCAATGTGGATTGAAGAGGCGACCGAACTACGGTTTAACGATTTCAACGAACTGAACCGTCGTCTCCGCGGATACACCGACTGTTATAAGCAAATCATCTTGTCGTATAACCCGATCAACTTTTACCATTGGATCAATCAGGATATCCACATCAAGGGAAAGTACGGGGACCGAACGAAGCTTATTCATAGCACGTGGAGAGATAACGATTTCCTCGACCCTGAAACGATCCTCGAATATCAGGAGCAGTACACACTATCCAAGATGGCGGGGGACGTATACGACAAGGGTAAGTGGGCCGTTCCGGAGCACGTCATATATAGCACGTGGAGCGTTGACGAAACCGGAGCCCTTGTCACCCCGATAACCGAAGCATACGGAATCGACTTCGGTATAAATTCCCCCCTTGCCGTTGTACACGTGCAATGGCAGGAAATGCGAACGGTTCGGGTACGGGAGGTTCTGTATGATACCCAAGTGAACGACACCCTATTGCATGAAATACTGGAACGGGAGATTCCCAAGGGGAAACGATCCATCCCGATCTATTGCGATAGTGCGGAACCGAACCGGATTCGGGAATTGCAATTGAAGGGGTTTAACGCGTCGCCTTCGAACAAGTCGGTAATCGATGGAATACGATTCTGTCAGAATAACCGTATCATTGTCGAGGATAATTCCCCAAATCTCGAAAGAGAGTTCAGCCTGTATGAATTCCGGGAGTATCGGGGGATGATACTTGACGAACCGGTCAAACTGCAAGATCATGCCTTGGACGCTATGCGATACGCAATGTACACGCACGGTCTTAAGTACGTTATTCCCCGTGAAGGTTCCGGGAATCATTCGCTTCATCGTCCGAATTCTACGAAGGGGGTCGGAGTTGATAAGAGTCTGGAACGTCGGAGCAAGAGACGGGGACGATTGAGAGATAGAGGTTTTTAATCCCAACCCATAACGTTATAGGCTATGGCACACAAAGGAAATGTAGCGGCACTATTAAAGCCGGACACGATCAACACCCGAACGGCACGAGGTAGTTTCGGGAGCGTTGCACAAGCGTTGTCCGGTCTGCTCAAGATTATGCCGAATCCCTCCACCCTGCTTAACAAGATCGGGAGGGATATTACCGTTTACGATGAACTGTTATCGGACGGTAAGGTAAGTGCGGCAATTCAGGCATTCAATGCCGGAGTTACCAGCCGGGAGTTTACCGTAATTCCGGGAGATTGTCCGGTTGACATATTCACGGAGATTCAGGCTGTTATTGAATCGCTCCCGATAATGCAACTAATTGAAGAGATACTAACGGCCAAACAATACGGGTATGCTGTTCACGAGATCGAATGGAAGGGGGGACCGGCCGGACGTATCGACCCCGTAGCGGCAACGCTCAAACCGGCTAAATGGTTTGGCTTTGACGACACGGGTAAGTTGCTATTCCGGAGTATACATAACCACGGGGGCGAACCGATCGAACACCCGATGAAGGTTATCATATCCCGCAATCAACCGACGGCAACGAACCCGTACGGCAAGTCAAATCTGGAACAGTGTTACTGGCCTGTTCAGATCAAAAAGACTAACCTTGAATTCTGGCTTCTCTTTGCCGAACGCTATGGTATGCCGTGGCCTACGATCACGTATAACCCTGTGTTCTTTGAAGAAGATGGTAAGGTTCAGGAACTTGCGAACACGGTACTTGAAATGTATCAGGACGGTATCCTTGTTCTCCCTGAATCGGTATCGGCCGATGTCAAGTCAACGGGTTCAAGTTCGAACTCCGCTATCTACAGAGAAGCAATCGAGTACGTCGATAGTATAATCACGCAGATATGGTTAGGGCATGACGGGGCAATGAACGGAACGCCGGGAGCATTGGGGGACCAAGAGACGGCCGTTCAGGTTCGGGAGGATATCGTAGTCAGTGGGGCGCGCCTTGTCGAACAGTTCTTTTTCACGTTGATCAATTATATCAACGTGATGAACTACGGACTCGAACCGGAGCGACTTCCATGGATCGAGCTTCGCAAAAAGGAGAAGTTCGATATAAACATTCTGAACCGGGATACGGGACTTGCAAAGGACCACGGCATAATCTTCAACAAAGAGTATTACGCGAAGACCTACGGTCTGGAAATTGACTCATTCAAGATTCCGAGTATATCGTCTAATCAGGTACGCTTTACCGTCGGCGGTCTCACAACCCTGTACCAGTATCAGGTAGCTTATGCAAGCGGAATGCTTCCCCGGAACATCTGCATTAATGCGGCAATGACGGCGTTTGGTTATGACTATCCGGATGCACTCGGCCTGTTCCCTGCCGATTCGTTCGGAGTGTCCGCACCCGTTGCACCCGGACCGGGATTTAATCGCACCCTTCCGGAGGGTGATGTTCCGAAGCAACTCGACAACAAACGGTTTGCCGTTGAATTGGGCGAAGGATTAACCCAACCCCAAGCGGCAACGGAAACCGTGCTTGGGGTTGCACTTGACGAACGGGAAGTGTCGGCAACGGTTGCGCCTATGGTCGACGCAATCAAAGAGAGACTATCGGGAATGTCCGCCAAAGAGATAGAGGAATTCCTGTTGACTCCAGAAGCGTTCGATATGATCGATACGGGTAAGTTGGAATCAGATGTTATACAAAGCCAGTTCCTTGCAGCGATTGCGGGAGCGGTGGCGGAGGTCGAATAGCCCATAACGTTATACCCTCAAATTTGCACAGAATCAGCCCATAACGTTATACCCCCTCGAAATCTTCAAGAAAACGGACATACGATAATGAACCTGAACCCGATTGATTTCCGTGCGGCATTCAACCTACCCCCGGAAGAAGCCGTTAAATACCTTGCCAGTAAGGGATACAAGATAACCGACACGTGGCGTGATATGTTGGACCGTGCGCATAACACGACGTTTACCAGTGCGGGAGTTCTCCGAATGGATATACTGACGGAGTTACGTAATTCCCTCGTCGATGCCGTCGGCACGGGTCTAACTGTCGAGCAATGGAAAGAGGAATTAGAGGACCGGCTTGCATCGATCGGAGTAGGCGATACGATAACGCAGCCGACGGAAGACGGGGGAACACGAACGGTCAAGCTGACCCCCCATCGACTGGAAACCATATTCCGGACGAACGTACAATCTGCACTATCGGCCGGACAAATGATACAACAAAACGAGTTCCTGAATGAACGACCGTACAGACGTTTCAACTTTGTTAACGATTCCAGACAATCGGATATATGCCGTAAACTTGAGTCGGTCATCGGCGGCAAGGTATTGCACCACAGTCACCCCCTGCTTAAACGTGCAATCGGACCGAATCACTATCAGTGTCGAACTACTGTTTCAAGTCTCTCCGAGAGTGAAGTTCGTCGTAAGGGGTTAAGTATACTTGACGAGGATACGGGTAGCGACTGGCAAGCATCCGAAGGGTTCAACAAAACCCCATTGGATGAATACGAACCGGACGTAAGTAAATATCCCAAGGGGCTAACACAAGCGTATCGAAACTTCCTTGTCAAACGTCGGCAGGAAACCGACGAACGTTCGCGGGAACGGGGGGTGCTGTGATATGGCTAAGTTATCAGAGATACAAGTTCAGGCCGACGAGCTACAAAGAGCATTAGCGAAAGCGCAACGGGATGAATTTGATTTACATCGGGTGATGGGAGAGATTGCCCTAATAATCAAATCGAGTATTGACGAGAACTTTAACGTAGGGGGTCGGTACGGGAGCGGACCGTATGGGGGTGGCTCTGAACGCTGGCCTCTATCGCATAGAGTGCGGGAGGAAGGGGGGATTACTCTAACCGATACGGCACACCTTAAGGCATCTATTGTTGTTGTCCCTACCCCTCGGGGTGTTGTCGTGTCGAGTGCAAGAGAAGATTTCCCGACTCATCACTTTGGAGATAGGCGCGAGATATGGGGTGGCCCCATGATAGGTATATTCCCACCCCGTCCGATTGCGGTTGTTCAGGACGAAGACATTGAAGAGATTCAGGAAGTGATAAGCCGGAACGCTGAAAAGATCATTGGCTTTAAATAAACAGGGGCACCCACAAATCACTTAAAGGGTGCCCCTGTATTCGCGGGGAAGCGAAGGTGAACAGGGACAATATAACATATCTCCCGGTTCGATGCAAGCCCATAACGTTATGGGCTTATCCCGTTATTCATCCTAATTCGATCCTTGACCCAAGCAAGGTAACCCATTAATCCGTATTCCGAATTGTGCTTTGCCTCATCCAAGTCTTCCGCTTCCCCCTCTATCCTCACATCGTCAATGTACAGCAGTTCTCCGGTTACGTCATACAGTCGCCACTTGTATGACGTTGTTGTGGCTGACGTTATACGGATCGTGTATCCGGCTGCCTTGTATATCCACAAGGTTCCATCACACTTCTGTATCCACTGGAACTGCTGCGTCCGCTCCGTCGGTTTCCGCTCCTCCATTCGCTCCCCCGTTCGGTGTTGGTATTGAATCGATGAATTGCCTTTGGTCTACCTTCCGTTCCGTATACCATAGCTGGAAATTGGTTTCCGTTACCTTGTTGTACAAGGTTATTATATATACCTTCAGCCTTTCGACGGCTTCCCGGATTGCCGCAAAGTCCGTCCCCCTGTTCCCCGAATCAATCTGGTATGGACCATTGTACAAGGTCCATACCCAACGTTCCGAGCGCGTCCCCTTCTCTCCGGTTAACATAACGTGGAACCAGAATGATTCGACTTTGAATGTAGGATCATTGCCGGTTTGTAGGCTGGCCCTGATATACGAACCGTCGTCACTCTTCGCTATGTTGAAGTTCCTCATTCGTCATCCTCGGTTTCTTTATAGAACCTAATCACTTCGCCCCCGTTGGTCGACTCCACTATCTCGGCCTTTTGACCGTAAATCAATTCTATGCCGTTCCCTTCATCGTCAAGAATCATTCCCAGATAATACCTTGACCCAGTCGATGGGTCCTCACCCGTAATATCGCAGATCCCGACACTTGCGCGCCGAACCTTGACATTTCTGTAATACTCTTTCATTGCTTCCCCTGTATTCGTCAAGTGACATTTTATCTACGCATACGAAGTCGACACAGATAACGCCCTCAAGGTCCGGATGTGGTCTGACCTGTTGACCTACTCCCGGTTCCATCTCCACCCCGTCCGGTCCGATATACCCGATAATATACCGGGTATCACCCCCTCCGAGCGTTCCCGTAATTACGCTCCCGTGCGGGCCGGAACCGGGAACCACGATGTTCATGAATCGTTTTACCATATGCTTCCCTCGGTTAGCCCATAACGTTATGGGGTGGGGTTAGCCCATAACGTTATGGGGTGGTGGTCACTTCTTTGCAGTCTTTCGCTTTGCGGTCGGCTTTGCTTCGGTCGTCTCCGGTTCGTCGGGTGCGGTCGGCTGTTGCGTCGGAGGATACAGTTCATCGTGTAAATCGATTGCGTCCGACGAGTCATCCGTATACTCGAAATGCTTGTCCGTGATCCATACCCTTTCCGGTCTGTTGTACTTTCCATGTACGATAATCTCCACACTGGAACGGTCACGGGAAAGAGTCTTGTACACTTCCCCCTTTTTCACGTGTCCCGTGTCTTCGGTGATCTTTACGAATCGGTCTGCCATTGTCTTTCTCCGATTGATTGAATTGATGGAACCGAATGGTTCCGGTTATATAATCGCGAGGGTCACCAGTATGCTAATCGTCATTACGGCTACAGTTGCCACGTAAACCCATGCGTTCATTACCAACGGTTCAGGCTGTAACGTGATTTCCATAACCGAACGAAAGTGTTCCTGACACCTTCGTTTTGCTTCGCCAAGTGTGGAGACGTCGGAGCATACACGGTAATATACTTCGTCTCCCGGATCGTCTGACGCGTCGAAGATATTCCCGTTGTACACCTTCCCCGTCCGCTCCCCATTGTCCCACCCGTGAATAACGTACGTCCTGCCCCCTGCGTCCGCCGTGTGCTTTTCCGCTACCCCCGTATAAACTTCGGTCCATTTCAAATCCGGAATCGAGAAGTATTGTTTACGCTTTATCATCTTCGTTCGGTTTGGTTCTTTGTAGTTCTGCGATTGCGGAAGCAAGTCCGACGGGTTGACGCAATATCCGATCCTCCAAGGTCTTTAACGAGCGTTGCATTCTACCCGTTTCCGGGAATGTTACTAACGTCCCGTCGGTTGCCGTCCTTTCCACTTGCACGTTATCGGGTACTATCACAATTCCCGCCCGACCGAACATCTTGCACACTTCGACGAATGCATCTACGTCGCTCGGAATTTCATCGTCCCATTTCCCCGTTACCTGCTTTTTATCATACTCATCGATAAGCCTTTGTGCTTGGGCTAATGTCATTTCATCCCGTGTCGCCTCATCCCGATTGAGCAAGTCTAAGATGAAACGTATGATTGCGTGTATACCGTAGATGAATGCGACAAACGGGTTAATCCATTCCTGCTTTGGCTCTGACCTCATCTGCAAAATATCAACGGCGTTCTTTGGTCGGTATGCCATAGCGTCACTTACTCCGAATCGAATCTCTCTAATCGTCTAAGGTCGTAGCAGGTCCAACGAAACGCCCACTGTCCCGACTGTGCCCGTTGCCATGCTTCGTGAATAGGGGGCCGTTTAACTATCGTCAATCTCACATCTTGGGCACGCTCCGATTGCAAGGTGCGAACATCGGCTACGATTATGTCGGCTACGATATACTCCACCCCGTCAATCTCTCCGGTCAATATTCGGTTCTCCCGCATTCTGATATTTTGTATCTCCATTGCTTCCCCTATGTGTTGACCCCGTAACGTTATGGGTTAAAATGGTAATTCGTCCCGGTCCAAGTATTCGAGTATCTGAACCGCAACGGCTGCAACCTGAACCATCTCTTTTCTGAATCGTTCGAACGCGTCGCTATAGTCTCCGAGTTTTCCCGGCTTAGGGTTTATTTCAATATCCAACGCTTCCCTTGCAGCTTCCCCCACTTCCTCTGTTAGAACCGCAATCCACCCGCAAAGTGAATGGGTCTGAACTCCCCACTTTTCGTTTTGCCTTTCCCGTTCATCTCGAATTGCTTTGAATGCTTTCGTCGCTTCGCCTGGAACGAACACGGCCGTTTTGCTCATCTCGATTCCCCTTGTTTGGTTTGGTAGCCCATAACGTTATGGGCTAATCTGTGAATGCTTCGGTTTCGCTCGGTTCAACAAGTCCCTTCTTTTGCAGGAACTCGGTTAGCTTCTTTTCCTTTCGCTCTGCTTTGCGTCGGTCCTTCTCGGTTGTCTTGGTCTGCTCGGTCCGGATTATTTCGATATACCATTTCGGGAGGATCGGAATTCGAAATTCCCGATCGACAATGTATATGCCAGCGGCACGCTTCTTTGTCGTGTATCGGTCGGAACACTCCCGACAGAAGTGTATTTCGTTCCGGCCAATGCGCTGAACCTGAATCCCGATACGTTTCGTGCCGGTTGATTTGCAGACCGGACAGGGGACGGCGGATTCTAACATAGTAATAACTCAAATGAAAGGTTGAATTATTCAGCGGGTTAAGGGGTCGGCCTTACCATCATCTCCCCGGCTTCCCAGCTAACCCAATGCCCCCATCTCTCCATCACTTCCCCCTTTGACTTGTGTTATCCCTTCTTTCGTTGTACGGTTTCCGGTTTTCCCGATAATGCTTCAACCATTCCCCGGCAAGCTCCCGAGCACTCCCGTATATCGTTCCGGCCCTAACCTCCGCAATGGTCCCGTCGTTCATCCTGAATCTGTATTGGGTTTCTGAATACCCCCACGATCCCGGCACGACCTCACACCACCCATCCCCGATATAGTAAACGCCCCCGTCCGTTATGGTTATGAACTCTACGGGTTCAGCTTTCTCGTCTCTCGTGATTCGGGTTTGTGTCCATTCGCTCATATCGACTCTCCCGGTCCCGGCTGAACCTTCGCGCACGTCATACAAACAACTTCGGTATTCACTCGTTTCAGCAACGCGTTACTCTTGCTGTTCATGGATCATCACGTATCTTGTTCCGTCGTCACAATAGAACGTAATTCGATCTTCATCGAACAACGGGGGACGTTTGATAACTACCTTCGTTAGGGTCTTCCCCAACATATCCGATATGTCCAGATATTCGCACATTGTGATTTGATTAGCCTACAACGTTATGCCCTGAACTTTTCATCTACCTTTTTCATGAACTCAAATAGGTTTGCGGCTACCTGTGGAACGATAGCGTTACCCAATGCCTTTATTCTATATCGGTCCATCCGACCGGGTAACCCATAAACTGCTCCGTCCACTCCGGATTTAAGCAACCCCCTTTCCCCAATCGTACAAGATGCCCCACTAATGACCCATTGCGATTCACCATAGACGGGGGAAGGGTTGTGTTCTGTCCGTCGTTCAGCGTCAGAGTAGGCAACAATCCATATTCTATTTCTTTCGTGATCGGCTTCGACGGAAACAGCCGGAATAACGAACGACCCCGTTTCGTAACCAATACTCTCCAGGTTAAGTATCGTTTCTTCGAGCCCCATTTCAACGAACCCAAACACATTTTCTGCAAGTACCCAACGGGGCCGGACTTCGTCAATGATTCTGAACATCTCCGGCCAGAGCGCACGGTCGTCTTTCGCGCCCCTACGGTTCCCGGTGAATGAATACGGTTGACAGGGGAACCCCCCCGTGAGTAAGTCGATTTGTCCATTGTATCCCCTCCCGTTGAAATACGTGACGTCCGGAAATATCGGAGCATTCGGCCAGTGTTTGCGTAGTACCTTTCTGCAAAATTCGTCCCGCTCTACAAAGGCACAAACCTTGTGCTCATCGCCCCATACCCATTTTGCAGCTAACGAGAAACCGCCGATTCCGCTAAATAAATCTATATGATTCATTGCACCCCATAACGTTATACCCTCTACCCTTTGCGGTCCGTCGGGAATCGAACCCGAATAAGTCGGTTCCATTCAAACCCTTGACTACCCCATAGCGGACCACCCCACAAACCCCCGGATACCTATCACCCAATAATCGGCTCCGGTGTTTGCAGAGACGGAAGTTTTATTTCACTCGCTTCCTTTGCTCGACTTCAATTGTCCGCCTGTTTTCGATAAGGATTTCCATTATCCTTATCGCCTGTTCGGCTGTCATCAATTCAACGAACGGGGTTATTTCGGTTTCGTTGATCTTGGCAATCTCTGCCTTTCCAAACAACTCGATTTCGGCTATCCGTTTCATTGCGGCAATAACCCATTGCATCCGCTCTTCGCTTACTCCGTTTCCCATCACTTACCCCTTTGACTTGTGTTTACTCTGTCAGCCCATAACGTTATGGGCTACCAATTGACCGGGACGAATCCCTTTCCCTGCAAGGCCTTGTTTAGTCGAGTGCGGAAACGTTGCTGCTGAAACTTGTTCATTCGATCAATGTGTTCACCCGTTTCCCTTGCAAGCACTCGAAGCGAATTCAATTCTTTTGCCATTCGCTCTTCCTGCCGTTTCAACTCTTCCCGACGTTCCCTGTATTCAACACTCCGGGAAACGAGTTCGTCGATAAACTCATTCGTTATTTCCCGGTTGCGTTCCTCATCCTCCTTTGCCTTTCGTTGATCCCATAAACGTTGCGCTTCGTCAACGTCTTTCTGTGTGATTCTTTTGTTGTCCATTCGCTTCACCTTCTCGGATAATTCACTGTACCTTTCTTTCAACAGCTCTTTCAAAGCTTCATCCCTGATGATCCGTTCGGTGTGTCCGGCCATTGCGTCACCCCATTTCGATATATTCGCAGAACTCTTCTAATCGTCTGAACAACGGGGTCAGTGTCGTATCGCTCGACTCTCCCCGCACCTTTGCGCGAAGTGTGCTGAATGAATCGTTCGTGGTGATGAATATCGGCCTACATCCCTGCATCCTTTTTTCTACCACTGCAAACAGTGTAGCTATCGAGCGTTCCGTAAGCACCCCTTTGCCGAAATCATCAAAGGCCAGCACGTCGTATCCCGTCAGCCGATCAACGAACCGATCCCCTTCGCCGTCCGGTCCATACGCTATAGCTGACGCGTTACCGAACTCCGACCCCTCGAACACCTTTACGCTCCGTCCCGTATCCACAAACAACCGCTTAAGTACGAAATACATAACCCTCGTCTTAGCCGTTCCAGTCGGTCCGTAGAGGATTACCCCCCTCCCGGCAATCAAATGGCTTAGAGCCCCCTTTCCGGCCGTCCTGAATGCAGTCTGGTTCGGTAGCCTGGAGGGTGTTATATCCCCATAGTACCGGAGTCCCGGCAATACGTCGGTTACTATTGACTTCCTGTAATCCGTTAGCGCCTTTTGCGCTTCCGCTCTCTGGTAATGTCCGGCCTCACAGAGTATTGACGGACATATCTTCCGCTCTTCACCGAACAGGTATCGAATTTCCAATTCGTTGCCGCACCCCTCACACTTCCTGTTCTTCGCTATGCAATCCGAGCAAAGGGTTTCATACGATTCAGTCGAGCGCACCCGATAGACAATTGCCGTATACGGCTGCTTGCACTGCTCACAGAATCGAGGGACCTCCGATCGGATACTATCACCACCCTCGAATATCTCCGCAAGATCATTTGTCTTATCGCTCATTTAAAAAATCCTCCCGACGTCCGGTAATCAACCGGAGCGTTATTTATCTGCACCTTGCTGAACCAACTGTGTATATGCCGACGTATCCCCCGCTCGGTCTTTCGTTTCTTCGGATTCGCTTCGTTCCATGCCGCAAGCTTTCGCAGTTCACCTATAGCGTTATGGGGTTGCATTGCATATTGCTTGCAGAGCTTCCGCACGCCATCCTCCCGGACTACATAAAGCTTTCCGCCCCTCAATGGAATTCGAATGTGTAGTTCGTTTTGATTCTTCGGGAACAACCCTTCGTCATTCATCCCCGCCCCCCGAGGACGATCGATCGTCCAACTCCATAAGGATAATGTTCCGATCAAGTAGGGTCGATACCTTGAAAGTTAGTTTATCCGCTTTCGCGCGTTCCTTGTACCTGTTATACTCCCCCATCGATACGATGAATTCGCCCCCGTTGTTTTCCGTGATCGTACCCAACAGGTTCAATAGCATATCGCGTTGCTCTTTGTATGTCATGATCTATCCCTGTACTCTTCGATTAGACCCAATGTCTCACCAATTCCCCGCGACAATGTCAAAGCCGCGATCGGCCCCGTTATGCCGCGTGCATCAATTATCTCGGTTATCGTCACGGGATACTCCCCCCGATTTATCAATGCCCCAATGATGTACGTCCTACTCGTGGGAATCTTTGTCTGTGTAGCTCTCCCGCGTGTTTTGAAACGACCGGCTATACCCGGCTCTCTGGAGTGCGCCCTTATCCGGATGGCTATTGCAATCACGGGGTAATCAATCCGAATGATTGATAAGTCCTTGTGCGATACAACCTTGCCGTCCGCCTTGTATAATCTTGGCTCACCTACCCCCCGGTCAATTCGACCCCCGATCAACAGTGCATCAAGCCATTGCGATTCACCGTCCCTCAGTTCCTCCAACATATCTCCCCCGTGTGATTTGATTAGCCCATAACGTTATGGGCTTAGATATAACCGGACCCTTGGATTCCATCGAACCGACACCCGTACAACCTTCCCGTTCCCGTCATGTAGCGTTGATACCGTAACGTCCGGATTGTTGCGCAAGGATTCGAGAATGATTGATCTATGGTTAGTCGCCTTGAACGATGTTCCCCCCGTGTATCCACCCTCCCTGTGTCCCCGCTTAGCGAAGTATAAGAATTCATCAATCCCGATAACTCCGTCACGGAATTGTTTCCGTCTCCGTTCGGCTGCATCTTGTGCATCCTTCCCCACCCGTTCCCATGCCGTCCCCAATTCTTCTGCAAGTTCCTTTGCACTCATCCTATTCACCCCATAACGTTATACCCCCTGTTCCCGGCGGAACTCCCTCCGATCCCGAACCCTCTCCCTCCGGTGGTATGGATCGGTGTTCAGTAAGGCA